CTTTAATTTATAATGAATTAAGAAATAAAGGTATACAGCTTCCTCCTAAGAAAGACTCAATAAAAGATAGACCTTATATAGGCGCTTATGTTAAAGAACCTATTCCTGGAATGTATGAGTGGGTTGCTAGTTTTGATTTAGATAGTCTATATCCACATTTAATTATGCAATATAATATTTCTCCAGAAACACTACTTACAAAGTTTCCTCAAAAATCATTATCAGTTGAAAATCTTTTAAACGAAGAAGTTAGTACTGATTATGCTAAAACTGAAGATATCTGTATAGGAGCTAATGGATTTCATTTTTCAAATGAGCATCAAGGATTTCTTCCAGAAATGATGGAAAGAATGTATGCAGAACGAAAAAAGTTTAAAAAAGATATGCTCAAGGCACAACAAGAATTAGAAACAGAAACCGATGGATTGGATAGATTACGACTTATTAAAGAGGTTTCAAGATTAAATAATATGCAGATGGCAAGAAAGATTCAACTTAATTCTGCTTATGGTGCTTTAGGTAATCAATATTTTAGATTTTATGATGAAAGACAAGCAACGGCTATTACGACTGGTGGACAGCTTTCAATTAGATGGGTTGAGAATGATGTTAATCGATATTTGAATAAAATTCTCAAAACAGAAAATAAAGATTATATTATAGCCGCTGATACTGATTCGATTTATCTAGGTTTAGATGATTTAGTTAAATCTGTTTTTACTGATACAAGTGATAAAGAAAAAATTATTAAATTTTTAGATAAGGTATGTGAAACAAAAATACAAGAATGTATAAACAAGTCATTTAATCGATTGCATGTATATATGAATGCATTTGAACAAAAAATGAATATGTCTAGAGAAGTTCTAGCAGATAAAGCGGTTTGGACTGGTAAGAAACATTATATTATGAATGTTCATAATAGCGAAGGAGTACAGTATGCTAAACCCAAATTAAAAGTAATGGGATTAGAATCTGTTAAATCTTCAACTCCAGCGGTTTGTAGGGATAAATTAAAACAATCTTTTGATATTCTCATGAATGGTACCGAAGATCAAATGCAGAAATTTATTGAAGAATTTAAAGAATCGTTTAAAACTCTTCCTCCAGAAGATATTGCATTTCCAAGATCAGTTAAGGGTATTGACAAATATAGTGATAGTGTATTATTGTATAAGAAGGGTACGCCTATACATGTGAAAGGAGCGATTATACATAATAAGTTATTAAAAGAACATAAACTTGCAAAGAAGTATCAAATTATTCAAGAGGGGGAAAAGATTAAATTTTCTTATCTCAAAGAACCGAATCCTGTGGGCGATACTGTAATTAGTATGGGAACAGTATTGCCTTCAGAGTTTGGATTGCACGAATATATAAATTATAATATGCAATTTGAAAAGTCTTTTTTGGAACCATTAAAGACTATATTAAAATGTGTTGGCTGGGAACATGAAAAAAGAAGTACACTTGAAGCATTTTTTATTTAAGGAGATATAATGAGTTTTTTAAAAGAATATATTAAGGAGGTGGGGAATGAATATGCTGGATTGGTTTCAGATGGTATTGAAGCAGGCGATGTTGAATCTTTCATTGATACTGGCAGTTATGCTTTTAATGCTTTACTTAGTGGCTCCATTTATGGAGGTTTGGCCTCAAACAAAATTACAGCATTTGCTGGAGAAAGTGCAACTGGGAAAACATTCTTTGTACTGGGTATTGTCAAACAGTTTTTGGAGGACAATCCTACTGGTGGCGTTCTTTATTTTGAGTCTGAATCTGCTATAACAAAACAAATGATTGAGCAACGAGAAATAGATACTACTCGTATGGTTATGTTACCAGTTGCTACAATTCAAGAGTTTGCATATCAAGTTACAAAGGTTCTTGATAAACACCTTGCTAGTGAAGATAGAAAGCCTTTGATGATATGTCTTGATAGTCTTGGTATGTTATCTACTTCAAAAGAGGTGGGAGATGTTGCAGAAGGTAAAGAGACAAAAGATATGACAAGAGCCGCACTTGTAAAAGGAACATTTAGAGTATTAACACTTAAAGCAAGTAAAGCAAAAGTTCCTGTATTAATAACAAACCATACATATAGTCAAATTGGTGTGATGTTTCCACAGCAAATTATGGGCGGAGGTACGGGTCTTTATTATGCTTCAAGTAATATTGTGTTTCTTTCAAAACGTAAAGAGAAAGACGGCACAGAAGTTATCGGTAATATTATTCATTGTAAAAATCATAAGTCTAGATTGACAGTAGAAAATAAAATGGTTGATGCATTAGTGACTTATAATAAAGGATTGGATCGTTGGCATGGTATGTTAGAACTTGCTGAAGAAGCTGGTATTTTTACTAAAGTGTCAACAAGATTTGAGCTTCCAGATGGTACAAAATTATTTGGTAAGGCGATCATGCAAGATCCTGAAAAACATTTTACTGAAGATATTATGAAAAAAATTGACGAATATTGTCAGGAGAAATTTCTATATGGAACAACAAAAGGAAATGAAGAAGTGGTACAAGATGGTGAAGAATCCTCAGAATAAAGAGGATGATCAATTCGCTTTTGCTATCACTAAAGGTAAATTTAAAGATGTAGTTTATAAGTATAATCGATTCGGTTTAATAGACCCAGAGAAAGATGCTGAAGAGTTGAAATATCGGTTCGAATATGATATACTTGAAATACCTGGAGAAATCAGAGATAAAAAATATTCTGATATTGAGGGTGTAGAATTTGAAAAATTAATAGGCGACATTTTAATAGAAGTAATTCAAGAAAACATAGATTTAAATACAAACGAAAATGACGAGGATAGAGGACACGATACTGAAGAATCTGATATTCAATGATGAATATACCAGAAAATCTCTTCCATATTTAAAAAAAGAATATTTTACGGATCATAATGATCAATTTCTTTTTGAAGAAATAGAAAACTATGTAAACGGTTTTAATGTTCTTCCCACCAAAGAAGCCTTAATTATAGAAATTGGAAACAATTCGAAACTTTCTGAAGAACAATTTAGTGATGTTTCTAATAAAGTTTCAGAATATTTTGATAATAAAGAAAATACAGAAACCGATTGGTTGCTTGAAACTACTGAAAGATTTTGTCAAGATAAAGCAATTTATAATGCAGTACTTGAATCAATAAGCATTATTGACAATCAAAAAGAAACACAAAAAGACAAGGGTGCTATACCAGAAATTTTATCTGATGCTCTTTCTGTTTCTTTTGATCCTAACATAGGTCATGATTACATTGAAGATTCGAATGAACGGTTCGAATTTTATCATAAAGTTGAAGAAAAGATACCCTTTGATCTAGATTATTTTAATAAAATAACTAAGGGGGGTTTATCTAAAAAAACTTTGAATGTCGGACTTGCTGGTACGGGTGTTGGAAAATCATTATTCATGTGTCATCATGCGGCATCCTCAATATCTCAAGGATTAAATGTTTTATATATCACCCTTGAAATGGCCGAGGAAAAAATAGCAGAAAGAATTGATGCAAATTTGATGAATATTACAATAGATGATTTACATGATATCCCCAAAGATATATTTGAGAAAAAAATAAAAAAGGTTAAAAAATCAACATCGGGTAGATTGATAGTTAAAGAATATCCACCAGCTTCTGCAAGCGTAAATCATTTTAGAAATTTATTAAATGAATTAAAATTAAAAAGAAAATTTGTACCTGAAATTATATTTGTAGATTATTTAAATATTATGGCTTCATCTAGATTGAAGTATGGTAATACTGTAAATTCTTATAATTATATTAAATCAATAGCAGAAGAAGTACGTGGTCTAGCAGTTGAACACAATCTTCCTATTGTTTCTGCTACTCAAACAACTAGATCGGGATTTACAAATACAGATTTTGGACTTGAAGACACCTCTGAATCATTTGGATTGCCTGCAACTGCGGATTTTATGTTTGCTTTGATTAGCACAGAAGAATTAGAAGAACTTGATCAAATTTTAATTAAACAATTGAAAAATCGTTATAGTGATCCTGGTAAATATAAAAGATTTGTGATCGGAATTGATAGAGCAAAAATGAAATTATATGATCTTGAAGAATCCGCACAAGATGATTTAGTCGCAAGGTCTGCACAAAAGAAACGACAATCGAAGGGATCTTGGAACAAAAAAGATAAAGATGATGATCCTCCAGTATTTGATGTCGGAACTAATAATAGACTGAAAAAAAAGAAAGATTTTTCAGAATTTTCCTTTAATTAGCTTGACATAGTTTCTAATTTTGATATAATAGTAGTGTAATGGTTGAGTTAGAAGCTCTTTTTGTTAATCTCAAATAAATGAGGTGATATGTATAAGTATATTATGATAATTGCAGTTATATTAACAATATTTTTGGGTGGATGTGCCCCAAAAAATTATGCTGTAGCTGGTGATAAAATAGGACTACCATTTGGTACTATTCTTACGATTGGTGGTCAAAAAATGATTGTAGTCAGTCAAGAAACTCAAGAAACAAAACTAAAACCTTATACTCCTATAGTAAAAAATGAACTTGCATCTGTGACGAGTATTAAAGCAGAAGAACCTAGTGGGATAAAACCCGAATGGGAAAGCAAAAAAGTTGTTACAGAAGGAGTAAAAACGGTTCAAGAATGTCATGATCCACGAGGATGTCCTCAGGATGTTAAAACTGGTGAGTGTCTTGAGGGGTGTTCTGAACAAAAAGTACAAGTTAAAATGACTGAAACAATTATTGAACCAGGATTAGTACCTAAACCAATAGCTGAAACACCCTCTTCAGACACATTTGATCCTAATTTAGTTCTTTATACGTTATTTCGCTTTGATGGTAGACCCGATGTACCCTTAAGAAGGGAGTATCGTCATTATTACGGTCAACCTGAATGGATATGTATAATGATAAACTACACAGGAACTACAAGAACTAAAATATTATTAACAAAACTTCTTCATACCAACCCCAAATTAGTTCAGATTTGTGATACAGAATTTCCCAGTAATGGAAATTTGTGGAACGAACTTCCAAAACAAAAACGTTATAATCAACTAGCCTTTAATTAGATAATATAATAAATAGTTAATGACTATTTATGTTTATATTACAGTACTTAGAGGAAAATGATCGATTTTAAGGATTTTTTGCTAGAATCTCAGGGTGCTAACAAGCACCTTGAGCATATAGAAGATGAAGTTTTAAATGGTGGTTTCGATGGTGTGAAAAAGGCAATCACATATTTAAGCTCATTAGGTTCAACTTTAAAGGGTTCTTCTTCTAAAAAAATTACAATAACAACTAAATGGGATGGAGCGCCAGCAATTGTAGCTGGAATAGATCCTGAGACTGAAAAGTTTTTTGTAGCAACTAAGCATGGTGCATTTTCAAAAGTACCTAAATTAAATTTTTCAGATGAAGATGTCGATAATCATCATGAAGGTAGCTTACGTATTGACTTAAAAGAGTCTTTGAAATACCTTAAAGATATTGGAATGGACGGTGTTTATCAAGGAGATTTATTATATAGTCTTGCAAAACCCAAAACGTTACAGAATATAGATGGTGAATCGCACATTGTTTTTACGCCAAATGTTATAACATATGCAATTAAATTAAGAAGTGAATTAGGAAAAAAGATAAATGCTTCAAACTTGGGTATTGTTTGGCATACAAAATATACTGGTGAAGCAGTAAATCAAATGAACGCTTCATTCGATGTAAATGTTGATAACTTTACACAAACATCAGATGTGTGGTTTAAAGATGCTGAATATGAAAAAATGGACGGAATAGCATCTTTTACTCAAGAAGAAACTGAAAAATATTTTAACGTACTTTCGATGGCGGGTAGAGTATTTAGAATTCTTAATAAAAAACTGTTAGACGGTATAAAAGATGATAAATACTTAAATACACAGATTAAAGCATTTGCTAATTTTAAAATAAGACAGGGTATGCCCATTGGAAATGTTAATAGTCATGTTGTTGGTTTGATTAAATACTTACAAAACAAATTAGATAAAGAGGTTGATAAATTAAAGTCGGTAAAAGGTAAAGAAAATAGACGTAAAAAAAATGAAGATATTTTAAAATTTTTTACTGAGAATAAGACTGCTTTGAAAAACATGTTTCAAATGCAAAATATTCTTATAGCCGCTAAAATGATAGTAATTAAAAAATTACAAGATATTCAACCTTTGACAAAAACGTTTATACAAACCGATAAGGGTTTTGAGATTACAAATCCAGAAGGATTTGTTGCAGTTACATTAGATGATGGAGCAGTAAAATTAGTAGATAGACTAGAGTTTTCTAGACAAAATTTCTTAGCACCAAAAACATTTGGGAGTCGTTAATGCAAGTAGCAGAACAAGGTCTTTTAGACAAATTAGGCGAATCTTATATAAAAATAGCATTGACAGAAGATGTCGATGCACGATTAAAAAGATTAGCGAGAGAAGGTTTAATAGCCAAAGATGAATATGCATTGTTTCTTAAAACAATGAAAGATTTAGAAGATGATAAAAAACCAAATCCAAAACAAAGAATGATGATTATAAGAATTTTCGATAAAATGCTTGGTCTCATCATGGGCGATAAGGTTGTATATCAAAAAATATTACAGACTGTTAAAAAAGGCAAAAAAGATAAAAGTAAAGTAGCAGAACAAGTCTTTAGGGACACACATACTACGGTTGTGCATGATGGAATAGAATTTTATATTAATGATGATAAAAAATTAGTAGAAGTGCCATCTTCATTTGAATAAATAATTCTATGAAGATTTATAAAAATTTTTTAGCAGAAACAAAGCAAGAAAAGACAGCAGTTGTGACTTTCGGGAGAATGAATCCTCCTTCAATAGGTCATGTTAAACTTGCGAAAAAGATTGAAGCAGAGGCGAGAAAACATAAAGCAGAGCCTTTCATTTTTTTGTCTCCTACTCAGAATGCTAAAAAGGATCCTTTGGGTCCAGATAGAAAAGTTGTTTATGTTGAAAAAACGATAGGTCAAAATATCAATATAGATATTAAACCTACAGTTTTTGTATCATTATCTGATTTATATTCTGATGGATTTAAAAGACTTGTATTCGTAGTTGGGAGTGATAGATTAGCTAAATTTTCAAAATGGATATCGGAATATAATGGAAAAAAGAAAAAACACGGATTTTATGATTTTATAGATATCGATTTTGTAAGTTCAGGAGATCGTGATCCTGATGCTGAGGGTGTTGCTGGAGTGTCTGCATCGAAACTAAGGGAATTTGCAGTTTCTGGAGATTTAGATAATTTTAAAAAAGGAACGAAATTATCTGCTAAAGATACAAAATCTATGTATAACGAAATTAGGAAAGCAATGAAAATTGACACTATAAAAGAATCGGCACTTAGACCCGGAACAAAAGTAAAAGTTGCTCATCCAGCAAAAGGTAAGGGAATGGTCACAGGAAAAGTAGTTCGTTATGATGATCAAGGTCCTCATTCTCCCTTTTATGTTGTTTCTATTCCAGGACTTGCAAGATCAGAAAAGGTGCCTGCACATAAAATTAAAGAAGGTGCAGAATATCCTGCAACTCCTGCGGCAAAGAAAGCACACTTAGCTAAAATAATGAAAAAAGTAAAGGATACACAA